GGCGATGTGCGATCGCCGCGATCGTGGCCTCGATCTTCTCCACATCAGCGCCGGCCTGGAACTGCCCGACTTGCGGCTGTTGCTCCATCGCCGCATCCAGCATCAGGATCGTTGTCGGGTCGGTCACGACCTCGACGCGCTGCCCTCGCGTGCCGCCGTCCACCATGTCGGAGCCGGCCACACGCACGCCGATCGCCCACCGCTGCGGATAGGATGCATCCCTCAGCACATGGTGGAGGTAGGTATCCAGCACCGAGAGGTCGAGACTTCCCTCGTAGATCTCGATGCCATGGAACGCGTCGAACAGTCGGTCCCCGTAGAGGCTCGCGTGGTAGAGCACGACCGGGAGGATCGGGGTGCCGTCCGCACGCCGGTACGGGTACGCCTCGCCCGAGTAAGTGGCGCCGAGCACCTCGAGGGTCACGTCCTCGCCCATGCCGCCGTCCTTCGCCACACGCACCGTGTACGAAGGGTTCGCCGGGTCGCGGATGTCCAGCACGTCCCACAGCCACACGGCTTCCCCGCGGAAGTGACGCAGTCGGATCTCGGCGTACGCCAGGGGGACCGTAGGACGACTAGGGTCGGCCTCAGCGATGGTCATGTCGGGCGACACCGGCCGATAAATGAGCCGATCGTCCTCGACATCAATCCGCATCCACATCTCGCGGAGCGCGATCACCATGCTCTGAAAGCGGGACATCTGAGGCCAAAGCCCGGCGCGAGCGATCAGTCCGTTCGACCCGCACAGCGCGTCGACCGCTCCACCCGCCGTGTTGTGGGAAACGTCCGGGGGGGCATCGTAGAGCGTGGCCAGCTCGGTCGTGATCTCGTCAAACCGGTTGCTAGACATGGCCGGCAGACCGAAAGCCATGCGCCGAACACTGCCTAGTTGAGTCTGGAGCCGGTCCTCGAGGAGTCGCTGCCAGCGTCCCTCCTTGAGAGCGCGTCGATGCCGGGTATGCTCCCAGCGCGCGGCCTCGTCGGGGTTACTCGGCGCCGGCGGCTGCGGCATCTTCGTATAAGCGTACATGGACCCCCCGTTAGCCCAGCCTTATCGCGGTCGGCTGGTATAGGCGCCTAGTATACAGTTCTAGCGTGTAGCGCAGGGCGTCGATGCTGTGCTTATGCTCGCTGGCCTCTCGCCCGTCGAACTTCTGAAGGTCGTCGATGAGCCCGCGGCACCGCGGGTTGATGCTGAAGTCGTTGCGGAGCATCGCCGCGGATAGCACGCGGTAGCCTTCGAAGACCGACCCACGAGGTTTGTACGCCGTGTGGATGCGGAAGGGGAGGCTCCCGGTGGGGAGCTTGAGCGCGCGCTCCATCGAGGACATGAGCATCGCGTTTGACTTTAGGCTCCCGTTGCGCCTGCCGTACACCTTGCGGTCTCCCACCCATCGGTCGACGTTCTCCCAGCGCAGACCGCATCGCTTGAGCATAGCGAGGAGCGCCGCGGCGTCCTGGTCCGGCGTGGTCATGCCGTCCGAAACGATCTGGTCCAGCACCCAGATCTTCGGGTGTCCCTCGCCGCCGTCGCGGACCAGCGCCGTCAGGACGGCGACCTGTGCGCCAGCCTCGGTGCCGTGGTCAATGCCCACGCCGATAAGCGCCTCGCCGGCCGGCACGTCGGCGCGGACGTGCTGCGCCGGGTCGAACATCTTGAACACGCGACCCTCGACCCACCCGCTGTCCCACTCGCCGTGGATGCGCTGGGCCACCTCTTGCGGAAGGATCTGTGCCGTCAGCTTGTCGATGTCTTCTTGAGCGAGGAGCGGGCGCCCACCGATCGGCGTCGTGTTCTGGACGGTCAATGGAAAGTGCATGTCCTGCACCGCTCCGTCCTCGACCAGCTTCCTCAACCACCCGAGGGGGAGCCCGATGGGCGTCAGCGTGAGCGCGATGCGCCCTCGTTGACGAAGCACGCGTGCTGCAAGCTCCGACCAGACGTCCATCGGTGGAGGTTCATCGAGCAAAACATAATCGATTGTGGAGCCAGCCAGCGCGAGGGCGCCTTGGTTCACCGTGCGGATGCGAAGGACCGATCCGTTCCGGAAGCGGACGACGGGTGTACGCCCACGGAAGCCCCTCCCCGGGGTGTATTCGCAGTCTGGATCGATAGCGTCCTTCGGGAGCAGCTGCCAGAGCTTTGCTTGTACCGACAGGCTCTGTTCCCACGACACGACCACGACCCACGCCTCGATAGGCGCTGCCTTGACCAGCGTGTACGGGTGCGACCCTAGGCATCGATAGATGCAGTCGGCGAGGCCCGCCCACGTCTTACCGAGCTGGTTCCCGGCGCGGAGCAGCCGGATCGGATGGTTGCTCGAGAGGAAGGCGAGCTGCGGGGGCGTCGGCCTGAAGTAGGCCAGCGGGTCCGCGTGTGCCCGACGCGCTAGCGTGTTCGTCGCCGTTGCGAGGGAGGCGAGGTTCACCGCTTCACCTTGTGCGCGAACGCGAGGATGCGCTCTGCCGCGGCGTAGAGCGCCGGTTCGTCTAGCCGCTCGCTCTCGCCCTTAAGCCACTCGGCGATCTGCTCGCGCTCCATGATCCGGAACGTCCCGCGCAGGTTGAACAGGTCGCGCTCCTTCTCTCTCCAGCCTGGACAGGCCGAACACTCTGGGGGGGCGCTGGTCAAGCAGTCTCAACCAGTCGCACGGGAGGAGCTCCACGTCGGATCGCGATAGCGTCCTCGAGGCGCTCGAGATGCTGCGCAGGGAGCGAGGCGATGGCCTGCACCATGATCGATAGGAGCTGCTCATCGCTCATAGTGTCGTCAGGGGCCGAGGCCTTGGCAAGCGCGAGGTCGAGTTCGTCGCGCGTCTGGAGCGCCAGGCGCTTTGCGCTGACCGCGGCCTGCCAGCTGCGTGCCTCCTCGGCCTGCGTGACCATGCTCTCCGCATGGCGCAGGGCTTCGCGCAGGTACTCCACGCGCTCCTGAGTGTCGGGCAGCTTGCCGTAGTTCTGCGCCCGGTCGCGTGGCTTGCGGCGTTCGACGGCCATTTAGGCCTCCTAGCTTGCGTTCAAGGTACCGGTCGAGCGAGAGAAAGTCGAGAACCATACGGGGTCGGGGGGGGTATCGGTCAGTATACACGCCTTTCGCGCGCGTTCTGGGCCGGTCCCGTCGCTATGCCGCCGCGCTACGGATGTGCTGCTTGACCGACTGACGCTTGTACCCGATGCCTCGGGTGTCCAGCTCGGTCACGTTAAAGCCCGCGGCGCGGAGAGTTTCTGCGTACAGGGCTCCACCGACGAAGTCAGTATCTGCGCCGAGCTCGCTCATCTGCTCACGCAGTAACGGCACGAGTTCCTCTGGCGAGACCTCGCAGTTATTGCGCGGACGCTTCGCGAGGACCGCGTTGTAGGTCTCGATCATCTTGTCGGCTCGGACAAGTCCGTACTTCGCCGACATCACGTAGACCGGAAGAGGCAGCTCGCCACCGAGCTCGGCGACGACGGCACGCACCGATGACCAGAGCGGACCCGTGTACAGGTCGATGACGCGATGCTCGCCGTCGAGCTTGCCTTCGCCGCACTGGATGATGAGAGGCCGCATCTAGTCTCCTGTCGCCGGGAGCGCCGCCCGGCACCATTGCCGGGACGGCTTTCCCTACGTTCACGTGGAGATCCACGCATAGGTTCTTTAACGTGGGGTCGCGTAACGCGCACCCTACGTGTCAGTGTCCATCATCCACGGCTTCGGCTCTTCGCCCGGGGCGAGAACCTCGAGGAACCGACTGTTCTCGTTGTACATGAACAGCCCGTTGCCGTAGTCGTCTAGTGGTGCGACGAAGCGGTGGCCCGAAGTGTCGAGGTCCTCGACCAGCGCAAGCAGGAGCACCGGCTCAAGTTTGCGCTCTGGACCATCCTCACCTTGCTCCTCTACGACCGCCCTTGTGCCCGGATGCGCGGCGATGATCTGATGGATGCGGTACCGCTCTTTCATCTTCTGCATGACCTACCTCCTCGTGATGCGGTGGCACCCTCCCCACCCTCCCCACCCACTTTCCTCCCCTCTACAC